ATTTTTTATATTTATATAAAATTAATAAAAGATATACAAACACAGTAATAATTAATGTAATTAATAATAAGAAATATAATATGATTAATATTGTTGAAGGTATAATTGTGTATAATGGTTTAATATTCAGTTTATAAAATAGTTTATCAATATATGATAATCCAATAGTTAAGGGAAAACCATTTATAATATGTTGATATGGATATTCGATAACTTTATAATTATGTTTTTTGACAATAGCTAGACCAGCAGTAAGTCCAGTTTCACAAGATGCTTCCATACTAACACCGCCCATAGTGCTATTAACATAATAACCAGCTAAAAACATATTTTTAGGTAATTCAGAAGGTTGATTCGAAGGCATGTGTTTCATTAATCCTGTGTTTATCGAGAATTTGGGATTGGTAGAAGTAAGTTTTCCATTTTGATTATTTTTAAATTCATACCAATCTTCATATGATATAAAAATATTATCAAATGTTGTATCATGTTGATTGATTAAGTTTTTAATATATTTACTATTTTTAAATTGATAAATACCTTCTTGAATAGCTTCTTCTCTTGAACATTGACTAAGTATTTTTCCAAATAATAGTCCTTTATTATGGTCTAGAAAACCAACATTGAAAACATCATTAATTTGAATATTATTATTTTTACAATTTTTCATAAATTTGTGTGTCCATGTGTGTTTTCGTTGAATTATTAATTTCCAAGGTGTATCAACTAAGACTAATTGATTACATTTTAGTTTAATATTATTATCTAATTTAATTGAGAAATATAAGTTAATTGTATAATAAAGTTGGAGACCATTTTCTAATTTTAATAAACTATTTTTGATTTGAGTATTTAAAAAATATGGTTGTCTAGAAATTATTTTATTTATGTTTTCTAGAGATAATGAGAATACATATTCATCGGATTTTATATTTTTCTCATTTATTATAACTGAATCTATTAATCCATTTGAATTTATAATAATATCTGTTAATTTTGAATTTGTGAATATTTTAACACCATTTTTCTTGAGATAATTTACCCATGGAACGAATAAACTTTCTTGTGTTGGGTATTTAGTAATTCTTGTATTTGTCGGTGTAAAATCATATTTTTTATTATCGACAACTGATAACAAATTTTGATAATAACCAGACAAACTTACCTTATTAGCATCTAATCCTAAAAATGGTCCCAATATTGATTGGATGATTGGATTTTTATTAAAATAATCATATGCGGTAATATCTTGGTAATCATTCAACGCCCTTTCACGGGAAATAGTTAATATATTCATAATTTTATTGATTAAATCAAAATTACTATTTTTAAAGATGATTTTTCCAAGATTATAAGATGAGAGATTTCCATATTCAACATTATTATTTGTATTAATTATACATGGTTCGGATAAATATGTAAAGTTATCATTTGCTTTAATTTCATTAATTATTTTATTTAGATTATGATATGTTGTTCCAAATATACGCCATGAATATTCAATATAACAATATTTTCCAAACATCGACCTTGCTTGACCACCAATATCAGATTCGGATTCATATATATTTATATCTAAATTCGGATATTTACATAAAAAATGAGCCACTGATAAACCAGCAATACCACCACCAATTATAATAACCTTTTTTTTCATTATGTTATTTAATTTATTTACGTTAGTTATTTTATTTATAAAAATATAAAAATTATCGTCAATATATGTAAAGATGGATACAAAAAGAATTATTGTATTTTTATTTGGATGTATTTTAACAAGATGTATATTAGTCTATCTTGCTAAAACATTAGATAAAAAATATCTTAAAATAATGGGTTATATCGCAATACCAATTGGATTATCATTTATGTATTTATATTTCGTTGGTAATAAAACAGCGGATTCCCAATTAGAATGGTTAGGTGATAAAAAAATATGGTGGAATAATCTTCGACCCGTACATGGTTTGTTATATTTATTATTCGCTTTATTTGCTATTAAACAAAGTGAATATGCGTGGGTATTTTTGTTAATTGATGTTATTATCGGTTTATCAGGATGGTTATATCATCATCGAAATAATTTTTAGAAAAATTGGTTATTTTGGGTGGTTATGTAATATTAAAATTGATTCTAAATAAATCATATATTAGTTAATGCCCTAGCATCATAGCGTCATAAAAGGGATTTCAATGTATACCTCATATATGTATATATGTTGGTATCCTTGAAATTCGGATTAGATGTGAATGACTTTCGAGTTGTGATCATGTCATTTCGACGCTTAACCACCTTTTTTTTATGTTTTAATCCAAATTATATTTATAGTAAGTATAAAAATTGATTTATATTCGATGTATATATATTTATTACATGTGCCGTTTGCTACATTTCAGTTCCAAAATGCGTTTTGAAGATTTCTTCAAGGTCTTTGGAAACCAACTTGTTGCGATGGTCATCTTTTCATTTTTGACAAATGAGCATATCGCCATAATGATTAACGGATTATTGGAACAAACAAAACATTCAATCTTTGATATTAAAATAATTGAAGTCTTATTGAATGTTTTGATACCATATCATGAGCATCCTCACTATTTGATGTCTTCATATGTAATTAAAAATATTAGTCTCGACAAGAAACAATCAACAAACAGATGGCTTTGGACACCGGAGAAGTTTTTGAAAAGAATTTCCAATATGCTTAGTCAACTTGAACAGGGAAAACCAAACAAAATACATACAGCGATTATAAGTCTTGAGTTGGGATTTCTTGAAAAGAATCACCTAAGTCAAATATTTAGTCAGTTGGTTGGAGTTGCCGGACCACCATTGATTGTTTCACATCGCACAAATCACAAATGTGATCTTCGGAAAAGTAGATTTCAATACGATCCAGCATTTTCAGAAATGAAAGAATTCTTTTTCACCGAAACACCAGAAAGAAAGAAAGAAATCATGGAAATGATCACAACAATCGCTAACAAACATCGAAATTTGTTTTTGATAAATGATTTGTATGGTGAGAATTCTTTGTGTTTCCTCTTGAAAATCTTTCTCACACTCCCAAAAGAAATGCGTGAAGCCTATCGATTTGTGGATGAGATGATTACCATCAAATACACTTACGAAAAGGGGTTTGATATCAATTCAATTAAAAGTGAAAAAATACCACATGAACATTTGATTGAGATTTTGATGTTTGTTAGTAATCAAATTTCAGATGTTTATAGTAAAAAAAAAGGAAAGTTTCCGTTTGGTTCCTTTCTGAAAATGTTGAATCAAATTCAACCATTTATATATGGGTCTTTTAAAGATTTAACATACAACCAAAAAGACATTTTAAAGTATGGAATTTCTCCAGAACTATTTGATTCAAAATTAGATTTTTACAAATATGACTATAAAGCTTGTAATATAATCTTGGATGGGATTGTAATCAATCTCAAAAATGGTCATAAGATTGTATATAATACAAAACCAGAAAAGAATCCATTTATTATGGATTTAAAAAGAAATTTACCAGCTTATTTTATTCCATTCATTGAAAAGTGTTCTGGGATGTTTTCAGAATCATTTTTATACACAAAACATTAAATAAAAAACATTAAATAAAAACATTAAATAAAAACATTAAATAAAAACCATTAAATATTATTAGTTTTTTTATTTTTTTTATATGAATTACGACGGTCATTAATGAATTTAATTTGTGAATCGGACAAAGAATAATCATTAATATTAATTTGATTCATTTTAATTACTTTAATTTCGAATGTATTAGTTGTATGAAATACTTTCTGGATACCAAAATCTAGAATAACTTTTATACAATTTTTACATGGTTTAGCTTCAATTATATCATAACCATTAATTACAATACCATTGAACCCATCAATATGTTTTCGAAATCGACATACAAACAATCGAAATTTAGAATATTTCCGTTTAATGTCATAAAAGACACCGCCCTTTTTCTATAGTATTTAGAAAACTAAACAAACAATCTTGTTCAGCATGAACCGAAGAAACATCCTCCTTACATCCAGTCAATCCATTAAATTGTGTTTCACGGGGTGAATTTGTCGCGATATTAACAATTTGTTTACCATTAATTAAAAATGCTCCATATTTAAACGGCATTGTGTTTGATTCAATCATAGGCATAATAGACCCAATATGATTAATAAATTCCTTGCTTTGATTTGACAAAAACATTATGATAGATATATCTTGTTTAATAATACTTTTAGTTTAGATATAATAATAATATTTAAATTAAATCAATTTTAAGTGATAAATGTTAATCTAAAAGTCTCTTTTTTGTCTAATTTATCTCCAAAACAAACCATAAAATTGAAAATTATTATTATTGTTATTATTATTATTTACAATTAGAAAATACAACAATAATGTCAATTGCGAATACTATCACCGATAGAATATCAAATATTCGTATTGTAATTTGTCCAGATGAAATTCCCCTTCAAACAAATCAACGTAAAGGATTTATCTATATAGGAATACATCCAAATTATGCTATTCAGTTTGGATTTCTTGATATGAATAACGATGGTTATCAATGTGAATTGACATGGGGACAAAATAATAGTTGGTTATTTTTGGGAAATGATCATATCCAATATCAAGGAAATGGGATTGATTCTATGCGTAATAAGATTTTTCAACTAACAGGATTTTATGTTCCGATGGATCCCATTTTTACACCACAATATCAACCTTAATTTTTATATACATGAATATTTTTTTAGTCTATTTTGTATTATAATATATATAAAAAATGAAATAATATAAGGTTCCGTCGATTCGTCACTTTACAATGTGATGACCCAAACCAACCTTTAATTTTTTATTATGTTTTTATTATTTTTTATTATGTTTTATTTTTTTATTATTTAATCACATATTTAATCACATCACATATTTAATCACATCACATATTTAATCACATCACATATTTAATCACAAATTTAATCACCATTTATTGATAATGGTTTACACATAAAATCTGGTTCAATGGTTGAATTGTTCCAAATAGATATATTTAATCTGGGATTTTTTAATTCTGAACGTATTTGTTGATTAGCATTTCGAAGTTGATTATATGTATCACGATTTACACCAATTCGTAATGAGTAATCTGGTTTATTTGAAAATGGGTTAATTTTAGTATAAACTATATTTCTGATTGGATGATTAATATTTGTAGATTTTAGATCAAAAATATCACTTAGATGATTAAATATAATATTTTTAGTTATGTACAAATGACTTCCAGATTTAATTGTCATAGCGTATTGAATTATATCATTATATAATGTTTCAATGGAGACTGTATTAGAATTATTATCAGAAAGATAACATGATCTAGATAAATAATCATCAATAATATATTTATATGAGTCATCATCATTTGTATGTATTTTATTATAGATATTATCAATATTAATGAATTTTTTAATTGAACTAATTATATTTGGAATTGTGTTTTCATCTAAGGCATAACCGCTTCCAATTTGACTTAATTTGAAATTAAAACAATTAGAAAGTTCATCATCCCATTTAACTGAATATGTAAGACCAACTGTTATTTCGGGAAATAATGGTTGATTTTGTAAATAAATTTTACTTAATTCATTCGACATTATTAACATTTTACGTTCCCATAAAGAATTACTTATATATATAATTTCCATAATATTTGGATTATTAATAATATTATAATCTTTTTCGGTGGTAATTTCTGGTGTATCTAATGTTTTTGTAATTATATGTTCACCAATTGGTATTGATGAATAATTTATATTAATATTATTATATAAATCATATTCTCCAAAACTATTAAATGGGGCATAATTTAAACCACGACCACGTCTAACAAAACTAAAACCATCAACATCAAAAGATTGAGTTTCAGGGCACATAAACGTTCCATTATTTATTGTTCCAAAACTCATATTTTCATTTAAAATATTTTCTTTAGGTTCAGTTATTAAGTTGTTAATATTGGATTCATGTTTAGTTTCTTCCCATAAACTTGATGTATCAGATTCATTATCTGAATCTTCTTCATTTGGCATAAAAAATGATTTTATATGATTAGAAATATTTGATAATAATGAAACCGGTTTTTCATCATTTTCTAAGTTATCATTTTCTAAGTTATCATTTTCTAAGTTATCATTTTCTAAGTTATCATTTTCTAAGTTATCATTTTCTAAGTTATCATTTTCCAAGTTATCATTTTCCAAGTTTTTATTATCCAAGTTGTTATTAAATAATTTTTCGATTTTTTTAGAAATATCATAAATTTCGTTAATATAATTTACAAATTTTTCAATTTCAAAATCATTAGTTATTACATGAAAATTTGGGGTTTTATTAAGTGATGGTAAATATTTCTTAATACATTTTTGGATTTCGAGTGAATCATGTAATTTATAAGATTTGACTTCAATTTCTGGAATAATATCTGAAAATTGATTAAGTTTAATATTGACAAGTAATTGATAAAATTTTTGATGTAAAATCAAAATTTCAGAATTAGTTTTGTCACTAATAATTGACTTAACAATTTTCTGGTTTTGTTTTCCAGCAGTTGGGTAGATATTTGAGTAGATTTGATGAAGATAAAGAGACATCCTTGTCTTAATTTTTATTCTTCGGTTTATATATTATTATATAATATATTATTTTAATAAAAAAAATAAACGCAACAAATTTTAATTTTTGTGTCTAGAATTAAAAAATATTAGAAACAAAATTTATTCTAGATATAATTTTTCTTCAAGTGTTCCTCTAGAAATATATTTATGAACAATTATTAAATTATTTTGATTATTAGTAAATGATTTACATCTAGAAATGATTGCTGTATCATCTTTATTTATATGATTACCTTCTAATATAATAGGTGAAGTAATAAAAATATGACTTGCTTCAATAATAACATCTTCTCCAAATGGTATTTGATGATGTGGTAATAAAACAATTTCTTTATTTGTGTTGTTTAATAATGACCAATCATATGTTTTAATTTGACAATTTATATCATTTAAACTTCCATTGAATAAAATTGGATTAAAATTCTCTTCCATTAGTATTATGTATAAATTTTCTAAAAATTCATTATATGGTGATGATATTACTATTCTTTTTTTATCAGATGATTTAGTATCGTTAAATATATCATTTAAATCATTAATAATTTTGGTTATTTTAGAACCATATTTTTTAAATTTTTTAAAGGAAATATATTCATCAATATTATCTAATCCAATTCTGAAAACCGAAATATCATAAATATCAATATCTGTTCGACAATAAGGACATTTAGGTTGTGTATCAGACATGATTAATATTTTAAAACAATTCCCACATATTAAATGCCAACATTTAGTAATAACAACAATATCAAATGGTAGATAACATATACAACATGGTTCTTCTATTTTTTTTTGAAAATAATGGTCATCAAGCATTTTTAATTTTGTATTTGTTGTATCATCAACACATAAGTTTGATTCTAGAGTATATTTAAAATTTTTTAATAATTGATTTAAGGAAACTATTTTATGATTTATAAAAGTTTCATTATAAATACTTTTATTAAAGTCAGAAGGTGTTATATATGATGCGATAGTTAATAATTTTTCATGTTTTGTATTATTTGTTATAGCTTTATTATAAATTAATTTCTGAATTATATCTAAATCAACATATTTATATTCAATTATATGATTCGGTTTTGATAATATACTAATTAAATCACTACGATATAAAAAGCTTTCTATTATATTTTTAATTTCTTCCATAGTGAGATTATACACGATTTTAATTAAATTATCATTTCCAGATAGAAATTGTAAATATGATTCAAAATTACATATTCCATCTTTAAATGGTTGATGTGTTATAATCCACCTATAATTACAACAAAAATCCGTAAAATCAAGTCCATTATGTCTTATTTTGCGTCCAGAACCATATAAATTATTCGGTGTTGAATAATATTGTGTCAGTTGATCATGTCCGATATCAATTATAATACGATTCCACCAAATTGTATTCAGATTAATAATATTTTTAATAAGTGAAGTTGAAACTATTACAAATTGATATTTTGTTAATTGTTCTAGATTATTATTAATTTTATTGTAATCTTTTTGAGAAGAAATTGTAATTATTTTATTTGATATACCGATAATTCTATCAACATCTTTTCTCCATAATGAAACATATTTTAAATTAGTGATTATTAAATTATTCCCTGTTGATGGATATTTTGGATCATATGGTTTATTTAAAAGAAAATGTATCATTGATAAGCGATTTAATACATCATCTGATTCTGAAAGAATACCACCAAATAATTTGACAGTATAATAATAGTCTGATTTATATAATGTTTCTTGATTATATAATTTATTTTCAATAGAGTGATAAAAATATTCTTGATTATTTATATTAACATGTCCCATTTCGGTAAAATAACCAATTTGAAATGATAATGTATTTTGACAAACTTTATCTTCAATCTCATTCATCCATTTAATTGATTTTCTTTGATGTGGATATAATTGTATATTAAGAGAGTCTTCAATTGATAATTTATTAAGAATAAATGGATCATCACTCAATTTTGTTAATTTAATAAATGATTCATAATTTTTTATTTTTTGATTATTTTGTTGAAATGGAATTTGTCGTGATTTGAGATACATTGATAAATATGTATCCAATTCACCAATTGTATTTATTTTATCATATAAATATTTACTTGAAATATAATATAATAGATTGATTTCATCATGTAAATTATCATTTTCCTTTATTACAAATAAATGTAATCCTATCATATTTGGTTCTTCCAAAACTTGTAAATAATCATCTTGACTAGAAATTGGAATATCTAAAGTTGTCATTTCATTAATTCTGATTTTAAGTTTATATAAATATTTATTTATATATCGGTTATCTGAATTTTTAACTTGTGTGATAAAACCATCCGATATATTAGACATTTCAAGTGATTTATTAAGATGGAATAATTCAATTGGATGAAAATTTGAAGGTATTGTTAAACAGTCAATTAATTGTTTAGTTAATATTAATTGTATTGAGTTATTATCACTATTATCGAATGTTTGTAATATAATTTTTTTTGAAGATAATAATATCCAATCCTGATTAAAATTATCTTTTTCTGTTAAATATGGTTTTTCTAGATCTTTTATAAAAAAATCTGGATATGAATATTCAATTATTTCATGTGATTTCATTTTAAATATTTTAGATTACATAATTTAAATTTATATACAGTTTTTTCTAGACAGTTTTTTCTAGAAAACATTTTTTGAGTAAAAATCTGAGTCAAAAACAAAATTTTAATTATTTTAGTTAAAGGCTTAGGGAATTCAATTACAAGTCATTCTAGAGACAAATTTTACAAATAAATTATTTTAGATAAATATTTATGTCTCATATTTTCAATTAATTGATTATCATTAAAATTTATTATATTAAGTGAATTTGGGAGTTCTGGTAATACACTTAATTTATTCCCTTCACAATAAAGTATTTGAAGTGAATTAGGAAGTGCTGGTAATACGCTTAATCGATTAAAACTACAATAAAGTTCTTTAATTGAATTAGGAAGTTTTGGTAATACACTTAATTGATTACGACTACAAGAAAGTTTTTGAAGTGAATTAGGAAGTTTTGGTAATACACTTAATTGATTATATTTACAATGAAGTTTATTAAGTGAATTAGGAAGTTCAGGTAATACACTTAATTGATTATCATAACAATAAAGTGTTTCAAGTGAATTAGGAAGTTCTGGTAATACACTTAATTGATTATTTCTACAATTAAGTTCTTTAAGTGAATTGGGAAGTTCAGGTAATACACTTAAATAATTATTTCCACAATAAAGATATAGAAGTGAATTGGGAAGTTCTGGTAATATACTTAATTTATTATCTTTACAATTAAGAATTTGAAGTGAATTAGGAAGTTTAGGTAATGAAGTTAAATTTTTATATGAGCAATAAATATAAATAACATTATTATAATTCGGAATTTCATTAAAATTATCATATTCATAATAATTATTACCAAAAAAATATGTGTAAAAATTTGGTTTGTATTGAACTGTTATTTTCATTTTTGATTAATTTATATATTAAAAAATAATTCAATTCAATTTTTATTATATGTCTAGAATTAATAATATGTCTCTAGAATTAATTATAAATAATATTTTTTAAATAATTATATTGATAATCTTTTCTAGATATCATTTTATTATCTATTTTATATACAGAGTTATTATACCATAAGGATTTAATTGAATCATGAAGTTCAGGTAATATAGTTAATTCATTATTAGAAATCCATAGAATTGTAATTTCATTTGGAATTGTTGGTAAATTAGTTAATTTATTATAACGGCAATCAAGTGTTTGAAGTGAATTAGGAAGTTTAGGTAATACATTCAATTGATTACTGTAACAATAAAGAATTCTAAGTGATTTAGGAAGATTTGGTATTATAGTTAATTTATTTATCCCACAATCAAGTGTTTTAATTGAATTAGGAAGTTCGGGTAATATAGTTAATTGATTATCAGTACAAGATAGAGTTTGTAATCCATCCGGAAGTTTAGGTAATGATGTTAATTTATTACATTGACAAAATAGTTCTATGAGTGAATTAGGAAGTTCAGGTAATACAGTTAATTGATTATTATAACAATGAAGTATTTGTAATCCATTAGGAAGTTTTGGTAACACAGATAAATAATTATTATTACATTCTATATAAACAACATTATCATAATTTTTAATTTCTTCAAAAGATTTATATTTATATATAGTAGTATCAAAAAAATATCCTAATAACCATGATGGTTTATATTTAACTATTATTTTCATTTTGATTAAATTTTGATTAAAATTGATATAAAAATATAATTAAAATCAATTTTTTGAAATTATTATATGTCTAGAATTAACATAACCAATAATAAAAAAATGAAATAAAAAATAACATAAAAATATTTACGATTATGATTTCACATAGAATTAATTATAAATAATATTTTTTAAATAATTATATTGATAATCTTTTCTAGATATTAATTGATTATAAGGACAATTAATATATTGAAGTGATTTCGGAAGTTCTGGTAATGAACTCAATTGATTAGAATAACACGAAAATTCTTTAAGTGAATTCGGAAGTTTAGGTAATATTGTTAATCGATTATTATAACAAACAAGTGTTTGAAGTGAATTAGGAAATTCCGGTAATACACTTAATTGATTATTGGAACAAACAAGTATTTTAAGTGAATTGGGAAGTTTAGGTAATGATTTTAATGAATTCCAATCACAATGAAGTTCAACAAGTGAATTAGGAAGATTAGGTAATACACTTAATTGATTATTGGAACAAACAAGTGTTTTAAGTGAATTCGGAAGGTTAGGTAATACACATAAATTATTATTATCACAATAAAGTTGTTTAAGTGAATTGGGAATTGTCGGGAATATTGATAATTGATTATGACTACAACGGAGATATTTAAGTTTTTTTGGTAATTTTTTCAATGTATATGAAAAATATTGTATTTTAGTTAAATTAATAATATAATGTAAATAAATAATATTATCATAATTAGGGATTTCTGTAATATTATTATAGTTATGATGTCTATTATTACTGAAAATAGATTTTAACCAATTTGTTTTGTATCCAACAATAAGTGGCATTATTGATTGATTTTGATATGAAAATATAATAAAAAACAATTTTTGATATATATGTCTAGAGTTAATCAATAATTAATCAATCATATTTTTTTAAAATAATTATATTTGTAATTTTTTCTAGTTATTAATTTATCATCTATTTTATACACTATATTTCTATCACAATCACAAAAACAGTTAAAATGTCTTTCAATTTCAAGAAAGTGAAGTTCTTTAAGTGAACTAGGAAGCTCAGGCAATACACTTAATTGATTACCAGAACAACTAAGTTTTTCAAGTGAAATAGGAAGTTCTGGTAATACACTTAATTTATTATTTATACAAATAAGTTCTTGAAGTGAATTAGGAAGTTTTGGTAATTCATTTAATTGATTGGCAGAACACCTAAGTTTTTGAAGTGAATTAGGAAGTTCTGGTAATACATTTAATTGATTACATCCACACTCAATTTCTTTAAGTGAATTAGGGAGTTCAGGTAATAAACTCAATTGATTAAAATCACATACAAGTTTTTCAAGTGAATTCGGAAGTTTTGGTAATTCACTTAATTTATTGTCAAAACACCAAATTATTTGAAGTGAATTAGGAAGTTCTGGTAATTCACTTAATTGATTACTAAAACAATAAAGTATTTGTAATCCAATAGGAAGTTGTGGTAATATAGTTAATTTATTATTTGAACAATCTAAAACAATAATATTATGATAATTAGGAATGTCATCAAATGAATTATATTTATAAGTTTTATTATTATTGAAAATAGATTCTAACCAATTTGTTTTGTATTGAACACAAAGTGTCATTTTTTGATAATTTTTGATATAAAAATACAGTTAAAATCAATTTTTTGAATTTACCACATGTCTAGAAGTGATAAATAATTTTATATAAATATTTACGATTATGATCTCTTATAAAATCATAATAATAAAATTTGAATATTTGAAGTGAATTAGGAAGTTCAGGTATTACACTTAATTCATTATCTTTACAATTAATATATTTTAGTTTTTTTGGAAGTTCAGGTAAAAAACTTAATCGATTATTTTTACAAGAAAGTTCTTGAAGTTCGCTAGGAAGTTTTGGTAATGAACTTAAATTATTATGTTTACAAGATAGTTTTCTAAGTGAATTAGGAAGGTCAGGTAATGATGTTAATGAATTCCATTCACAATGAAGTTCAACAAGTGAATTAGGAAGGTCAGGTAATGATGTTAATGAATTCCATTCACAATGAAGTTCAACAAGTGAATTAGGAAGGTCGGGTAATGAGGTTAATAGATTATGACTACAATCTAAATAAATTACATTATTATAATTTAAAATTTGATTAAAATTACAGTAATCATAATCATCTATATATTGATTAAAAGTAAAAATATGAGATGTAAAATATCGAAAAATATTATGTAATGAATTTTTTTTGTAGCGAACTGATATTTCCATTCTAACAATTTAGATTAAAAAATGTAAAAAAAAATGTAAATAATTTCAATTTTTTATATCATATGTCAAGCAGATTTATTTCATCAATAAATAAGTTTATGATATTTGTTTTATTTTACACATTTGAAGAATAAATGATTTTATAACAATGAATTTTTTCGTTTCTGGTTATCATAAATGTATTCGATTGAACGTAATTCAAGTTCAGTATTACGTAATTCAGAAGCTAATCTATCACGTTTTAATGATAATGTATTAATTTTCATTTCAAGTTTTTTCAATTCAATTAATGGGTCTAATTCTTCTTCAATATCAGTTTCATTTAAACCTTCAATTATATAATTCTTATTATTACCATCATTTAAACACGCTATATTATTAATTTTATATGTCATTGAACGACACATTGCTTCTTCACATGTTCCTTGACAATAAACTATTCTTTGTCTAACTGGTGTTCGACCTTTAGCCCTAAAAATGCGTCCCAATGCTTGTAAAACATTAGAAGCACTCCAAGATGGAGAAATAATACTAACTCGTGGAAAATTTCCATTGATATCATGAAGAGAAATACCTAAACCTCCAGCCTTTACATTAGCAATAATAATTCTTTCTTTATCATTTTGAAATAAATCTATTAAAATATCTCTTTCCTCTTGTGTTTGTTCTCCATATATAAAATTAGTAGTTTTTAATGCTTGACCTATAGCAAATAATGATTCAGTAAAATTTACAAATATAACTACGGAATTACCCTCATCTAAAAATTGTTGTGCTAATTCTACAATTGTTGGAATTTTAATAAATTCAATTTTTTGTCTAGAATCTGTAATTTTTGCGAAACCTCTCATTTTATTTTTAGTTTCATCGACATCATTATCATGAGAATGTTTTTCTTTTAATTCTTCTTGTCCTTCTTCAATAATTTTATATAAATTATCAATTTCAAGTGCTTCTTTCATAAAATAAGCTTTCGCGATTATTTGATTATCTGGAAATAAATCTCCAAGTTCCTTAATCGACATTCTAGATGCGTATTCAGGAAATATAAAATGACGAATTCCAACCATATGATTTACAAATGTTTTACCAATTTGATTATACCAATTATTTAATTCTTTAGAAGTTTTGTAAAATCCCATCAGCAAACCATAATTTCTGAATGATTCTAAACTATCACAAATTGTAGCACTTATTATCATAATATTAATATTTACACATTCAATTAAACTTGTTAATAATTGACTATTAAATGTTTTATTATTTTTACATGAATGTGCTTCATCGATTATTATAATAATATCATTTGGTAAATTCCATACATATGAATCTATAATATCTTGTTTTCCACGTCGATTTGTTATCATAACCTTTTTCGAATTTATAAATGGACATGTAATTTTTTCTTTCCATCGATTATAAAAACGACAATTTTTAATTAACTCATAATTGGTTATTCCATATAAACTTTCATGATAATCAAAAAATTCAATTACGTTATACCAACTCGTAATAACCGATTTTGGACAAATAATTAATGGTTTTAAACCCAATTCAATACATGTCGCAATTGCCGTATAGGTTTTACCAGTTCCAGTATCTGACGCATCTAAAACACGATGATGTTTCTTTAATGAATTTATTAAATTTTGCGTATGATTTAATTGATATGATAGTAATTTATCTTTTATTTTATCTGATAATGATGTCATATTATTATATCTATCTTTATACAATTATCTTTATATATTTATCATTTATCTTTAATGTTATCAATAAAAATAATAATAAAAATAATAAAAATAAAAAAAATTAGATAGGTTAATTAATCATCATCACCATCATCTGTGGTTCCATCTGACATGGTATCCGAATCAGGACTATCATTCGACGTGATGACCTTAAAGTCAACATTGAAGGACTTGACATTGCCTTCACGTGTCAACTCAATTCTGACACATGTCTTATTCTCAGTTGACATCATGTCTGCCCGATTTCCAATCAGGAAGGACTGGACAGACATATTCGGATCAGTGTCAAAGAGAAAACGCAAATGATTAATCAGAAGGCTTGATTCGAATGTGTAAGCCTTCTTCGTGTCCGTGTCGTAAAATGTCAAATAATGACAATTCCAAAACGTGCTCAATTTAGGAATCAGAGCCAACACACACAACAAACGCAAATTCGTCAGTGTGAAAGGGAAGCCATCCTTGAGATTTCCAGACTTGACCTCGCCATATACACGACAATGATTACAGCGATAGTCGCCAAATGGTCGCGTTTCGCCGGCGACAGGTTGAAATGGTGTCTTACATGCGGGACACACTGGATTCAAAGTATACAACTCCCTTTCAGCTTCGACTCCACGTCGACAAGCTCGTGGTCTTCCCAGTTGTCCAATCCAGTGAAGAACCAGATTGGTGATAACGAGTTCAAGGGAATGAGGAAGCTTGTTGTCATTGATGCCCAAATTCTTGAGATTCTTAAGAAGAACAGCTTTAAACTGGTTATAAATCTCCCAGTAGCTAGAAGAGCCTTGATTTCCCGAAGAGCCTCGACGTCGTGAAGCCATTATGGCATGAGGGAAAGAATAAAAATGAACATAAACAAAAAATAGAACAATTTTCAGATTATATGGGTAGCAAAACAAGCCAAAAATTATATATTTGAAATAGTTTGTTGAACAAAATTATAAAAACTATTACATAAATCAGAAAATTCATCTTTATGTGAAAGAATTTGATTTTGTCTAGATTTATCATCTAATTCATCTTTTTTACATTCATTGGTTATTTTTGTTTTGAGACGTGTTAGAAAATATTTGTTTTCTAATTTTGTTATTATATTATGACATGAAACACATAATGGAATTGTTTTTTCTTTGATTTCTTTATATATAAGTTCCATTGGATAACCACGACGAATCATGTTAGGTAAGGAATTTGTTTGTGAATCAAAATCTTGACATTTATCAAAAATATTTTTATGATCGAAATGTTGACCTATAGAACCACACATAATAAAACATTTATCGAGTTTTTCAGATATTTTCCATTGTTGAAAAAGATTCCATCTATTTTGAATTTCATTTGAAAATAATTTATAATGACATTCTAGACAATAAATATTATCCAACCATTTTTCAACTGATGATTTCCCATAATTTTTTTTCCCACAATTAAAACAAATAATCATTTCAGATTGGATTTCTTTTTTAATTTGTGGGTCAATATCCAATGAAATTTTACGATATATTTCTTTTTGAATCCTTTGTATAGATTGCCCAATTTCTAAATCATAGAGTTTTTTAGCTTCATGTTCTTGACAATTTAATTTTAACATGATTTCCGAGATGGGATTAAATTCTTTAGATTTTTCAATAATTTCCCGAACCATTTTTTCTCTATCTAGATTATATTGTTTAACATTTTGATGATAATTTACATTATTGTGTGTTTTTATTAAGTCTATTAATGTTTTCTTATTTCGTTTATTAATATTCCATTTTTTATATTGACAATATCCTAATAATATATCGATTGGTTCTTTCGATAATTCATATAAACTTTTTATTTGTTCAATTCTATCAATATCATTTTGTTGTATTGTTATAATTTTATTATTATTAATTATTTTTTTGTATCTAGTTATTTCCTTAATAATTAAACTTTTTGTTTGTTTGATATTATTAATTATTATATTATTATCTTGACACATTTTTTGAAGAACTTGTAAAGACATTTTTTGAAGTTGTCCAGATGTAATATTTTGTAAATTAGACATTATTTGTTTGCGATAATTTCATTTAATCATAATTTATCAATAAAAAAATCAATTTTATTTTTTCAATCAAACTTCAAAGTGTATTCAAAATAATTATTGCATTTAATAAAATCATAAATTTGTTCATCAGTGTATGAACTAGTAATAAATCCATTCAAAATATTGTCAAGTGGAATATAAACATATGAAAATGAATCTTCATTTTTGTTGGCAACCACCATACAATTCATGCGAATAATATTCAAATCAATATTGTATTTTTTAATCAATGATGAAAAGAATAGAAATCTTGCTTGATTTTTTGTAATTCGATATGGCAAAGATGAATCGTTTCTCGTCTTCAATTCAATTGTATAATGACAATTATTACATACAAAATCAACAAGTGGTGTTGAATCATTAAATCCGATCATCTGACCATTTTTACAATTAATACATTGAGAACCTTCGTATTTTTTTTCGGATTGAATTCCGATCGGGTCTACAGTTTCTTCGATAATATTTTTCTTTTGACCAATTCGATTACTATCTTTTTTTTGTCCAACCCTATGATTCCAAATCATATTTCCGATGATTTCAATTTCAGTATCATTGGCAATAATAAATGATTTTAGAAAAACACATTTGACTAGTGAATGTAGTAAATTATAAATTTGAACTGGTCGCTTTTCATATGTATTTATGTGAGACATCGAACTAATCCATGTTTGATTACCATTGAGTTTTTCAACAATACGGTTAAGTTCTAGGTCTATTTGTATATTCCAATTTTCAATAATTAACTTTAGCTTTAGATATTCATTTTGTCGTACATCTTCATCTGTTTTTTCATCTACATCATTATCTTGAAAGTTTCTTCGATTTGTAAGATATATTTGATGACGATTTGTATGTTGTTGACTTGTTCTAATCAAAGATCTCGTAAAACGATGTTGTTTAGAAGTCATTATAGCACATAAATATAAATGTAAATTTTTATAAATAACATATTAAATAACAAAATAAAATCAATTTTTATATTACATAATATTGTGAAATAACTAAAAAAAATTAGATATCTAAAGTGTATATAAAATATTCGTTTTGTCGAATTAAATCAACTAGTTGATCTGTTGTGTATTGATTTTTAATAAATCCATCCAAAATAATGTTAATTGGAATATAAATATATGAGTATGTATCTCTATTTTTTGTAGCAACTACCATACAATTAGTTCTAATAATATCCAAATCGATATTGTATTTTTTTAACAATGCGACAAACAATAAAAACAATGCTTGATTTCTTTTAATACGATATGGTAAAAACGGATTACTTCGTGATTTATATTCAATTATATAGTAGCATTTACTACATACGAAATCAACAAATGGTGTATAATCATCAACAAGCAACATATTTCCAGTTTTACAATTAATACATTGTGTTCCTTCAAATATTTTTTCAGAATCAAATCCGTGCTGACTTATTTTTTTTGTTTTTTTTTTAGAATCATTATTTTTTTTAATCACACTTTTAGATTCGTTGTCATTAGATTCGTCATCATTAGATTCATTGTCATTAGATTTGTCATAATTATATTTTTTACATCCTGCCCAGTGATCCCATGTCATATGTGTGAGATTGGTCATTTCACTACCTGTTAAATTTGTAAATGATTTTAAGAAAATAGCTCGAGTCAATAAAGTAATTAAATTTAGAATGTCAGTTGAACATTTTGTATACATATGTGCGTTAAGATACCATCGTGGATTACTTTTCAATTTTTCAACTAGATGATTTATTGTACCATCAAATGTCGCATTCCATCTTTCAATAATACCTTCTAGTTTGTCTTCTTTAATAATTTCATCTGTGAAGTTTGGACGCCGTCTATTGTATATTTCATGTCTTGTTTTTCGTTGGTGTCTCTGATTTGAAATGATTCTCTCATATCGACATAAATTCGATAAAGACATTTTACTATGAATTACACCTATGAATTACAATTATTCATAATATAATAATTTATAAATATTTTAATAAAATCAATTTTTTTACACATGTGTTTATACAAAATTACAAAAAAAATTAATCACAAAATCAAAACTCAAGGAAGAAGGATGAATCGTGTGCCAAGACAAAACGTGCCTTGATATTCATGTAATCCTTCGCAGTGAAACGCGAAATGATGTCATCCACAAAGGCTTGTCCCTTCAATGTGTACAATCCTGACATGTAGTCAAGGATATTGTAGATGTCAACGAACCAATACTTCATCTGTGAAGTTCCAGTCTTGTCAACATTCACAAAGAAGAAGCCTGTTGTTTGTAGAACTAGTCGATGATCAATGCCATTGCTTCGCATTAGAGATGCCAAAAGCAACAACATCAAAGAAGATGGGTGAATTGTGAAATCAGTCCTGTAATGTTCGGTTGAGCATGACTTCACCTCGTAAAGACATTCACAATCACATTCGATATCCATCAAGGGTGTGGAACATCCCATTGACTTCATCGAATTTCCACAGTTGGGACACCTGACATGCTTCTCAACAAAGTCCTCAGCCATTGTGCCAAGAGTTTCAGAAACTGGTTGAGTCTCAAGATCAGCCTCTAGACCAGTGAAATGAAGAATGGCATAGTCGACCACTCGATTCAGAACCTTTTGTGATGTAGAGAGTGATGGGAAAAACTGTAAAAACAGGTTGGTGAAAAATGGTGGCATCCAGTCTGTTGGTTCAATGAACATCTTTGTTCGTCCCATTTGACGAGGTGGTCGATTCTTCACCTTCTTTCCACATCGTGTTTGTTGTGGTCGCGTCCTGTTTGTTCCACCATGTTGTTGTTCTGGTTGTTGTGTCCCATTCATGCTATGTTGCTTCGAACGATTGCGACGACGTCCCATTCCAAAGAAAAGGGAGAAAGATATAAATATATAAATAAAATATAATAATTCAATTTTATAACTATATATTGAGACAAAATAGATAAAAAAAATCAATAAATGAAAAAATCAATAAAATTTAAGGATGTATATTTATTTATCCTCGTAGACGTAGAACAAGGTGAAGAGTGCTTTCTTTTTGAATATTATAGTCAGATAGAGTACGTCCATCTTCAAGTTGTTTTCCAGCAAAAATTAATCTTTGTTGGTCTGGAGGGATTCCTTCCTTATCTTGGATTTTAGCCTTGACATTCTCAATCGAATCACTAGGTTCAACTTCGAGAGTGATAGTTTTGCCAGTCAGAGTTTTAACGAAAATTTGCATCTTATATTGTCTTGATTCTTCTTAATTACTATTATACTTAAATATTATTTTTAAATTCAATTTTTTACGAATACCCCCTTAACCCAATTTTAATGAATTATTTTACTAAACAATCAATACAATATTTATTACCATAATGAACTAAGAAAATAGTTGATAATTCATTAATTCCACATTCTTCAATAGTTTGATTATCTTTTAATAAATTACTTTTGTAAATTAATCCATATGAATTTTTATCTGAACCAACTAGTGATTTCATATTAAGCAATTTTTTAAATTCTGATATTTGTAAATTTTTATTAACTCTCATTAGAGTTGTTGTTGTATCTTTAATAAATATCTGAATTTCCATTTTTGTAAAATTTTTATTATAAAATATGATTATAAATATACAAAATCAATTTTTTTTTGAATAATTAAAATATCTAAATAAAAAATCAATTACTAACATACTGTTGAACTATATTGTAAGCGATTCTGAATTATAATCATATCCTTTGTTTTATCCTTTGTTTTATCCTTTGTTTTATCCTTTGTTTTATCCTTTGTTTTATCCTTTGTTTTATCCTTTGTTTTATCTTTTATAAAACAATCAAAACATACGGTGGTGTCTGGAATTAGTAAATTAACATTACAATCTGGACAAATAGATTTAGAATCGATATGTTTTTTAATAAGAGATAATTGTGAATTAATTTTCTTAATAATTTTTTCACTAATAATCATACCTTCGTATGCTAATTTACTTAGTTTCATACATTGACTATCGGATAATTGTTTCTTATAATTCATTTCATAATTAGTTCCAATTCGTTTAAGACATGATTCAATGTGTAAATTTTGTTTTTCAATAAGTTTTTCAAGATATTCTTTTCGAGATGATAATTGTGAAAGTGTCATTTGATTAATTGGAATATCAGAATTCATTTTACAAATGAAAAGTTATTTTAATATTTATAATTTAAATAAATTCAATTTTATTGATATTAATCATAATATAAAATTGATTCTTTATTCTAGATATTCTAGATATTATTTAAATTAAAATGTCAATTACGAAAAAGGATGTATTAAATAAATATAATAATGAATTAAAAACTCTTGAAAATTATATATATATTAAACAAATTGAAAAACTGGATATTTCTAAAAAGAATGATGAATATAGAGATATTGATATAATTAAATTATTAGTTGCTAAAATTGATAATATTAAAAAAATGTATAAACAAAAAGGTGATGATACTGTTATGCTTAGAACACAAATTTATATTAGAGAGTTCTTTATTAATATGTTTTTAATTTTTGGAATTAAAATAAGTGAAGATAATAATATTGAAAGTATTATTTCTGATTTTTTAGATACAATTGATAATAAAGAACTTATTAAAAAATATCAAACTGAATATGTAGATATTATTCAACATAATGAAAATTCACAATCATTAAAATATATAGTATTTGAAACCTATTTGATTGATAAAGATTTATATAATAATGTCTTAGATGTCTTTTCAACATTAGAATTAGATGATTTTAAATATGATAATAAATCAATTGTTAAAAATTATTTACAACCAGAAGTGGATAATGATTTAATTAATATTCCAATTGGAACATTATTATTTATGAATGAGAGTAAAGGACTTGATTTTATTGGGTTTCAATTTTCAAAATCAATAAGAATTGGAATGAGATTAAGAGATAATAGGGTATTAGCATTGTCTAGAATTATATTAAAAAATAAATGGGATACGATTATAAAAAAATATCAAGAAAAATATGATTTAAAAGATTTTCCAGAATCATTATTGACATCAACTTATATAATTAGTAAATTTGAATCAATGACACAAAAAGAAGAAAATGAATTGTATAAAACAGAACCATTTAAAAATAAAATAGGTGGTCAAATTCCATTTTTCATGGAGGGGGAAATATGGCCATCTTGTAAAAATCAAAAATGTAAGCGTGTTATGTCATTTTATGGGCAATTTAGAGACCCAAGTAAAAAAATGGGTTCAATACGTATATTCTTTTGTCCGGACATGACAAATAAAATACATCCTGCTTTTAATAATGAATATTTGACAGATACTAAGATGGATTATGTTTCAATTGTTCAAATTGATACTTCAGTAATTCCAATAAAAATTAATCCTCCTCAAAATACTCGGTTAATAGATTGTTTTAAAATAACTGGTTGGGGTTTAACACATGAAATACAATGTCCATCAAATATTGTTCAAATTCTTATAGATGAATTCAAAAAAGAGCATAATTTATTATATAAATATGGAAATAAAGAATATACTGAGTATGAAACTCTTATTATAGATGATTTAGAAGAATTAGTATTCCATTATTTTGATAATTTAGATTATAATTTGAAAAATACTAAAAATCTTCAACCTTATATGGGAATTAAATTTCATGGAACACCATATTCAAATCAATATAATTTTCCAAATTTACAACTTGGTTTTACACAAAATAATAATGTTGATATATTTCCAAATCTAAATGGATGTGTTCAAATTTATAAATTTAATAACAATCTAGAATACTCATTTACAAAATATTCAGATTGAAAAAATTGATTTAGTTTATTATTATTATTATTATCAAATGGATGAAGAACCAATTTATGAAGATGAAATTTACGATATTGAATATGAAATGTTTCTTTTATCTCAAGAAATCCCAGAACTAGAAAAAAATATAATTCCCTGTTTAACCACAAATATATCTGAAAATGACGATGGAATGACAACAATTTTATTCTATTCTAGGTCATTAAATATTAAAAAATTGATTTAAAATCTAATAAAATATTAATTTTAACTTCTTTCCTTTCCAAACATGTCCGAGATTGACGCATTCGACTTTTACGAAACTGTCGTTGGTGCTTCTGAAGAAGAGAAACCCAACGAAGAGAAACTCACCAAAGAGAAACCCACCAAACCGGAACTGAGTCCCTACGACAATTTCCGTCAGAGGTGTGGCTGTAAGTTGGTTTTCTCCGATGAAACACGCCGCTACGTCATGGTGTTACCAAATGCGGTTCCCAAGCCGAAGGGTTTTCGTCTGGGATCCAAACTCTACCAGAAGAGGTGCGAGGAAGAGGCAAATATTACTTTCCCAACTCTACCAGAAAAGGTGCGAGGATAAGGCTAATTAAGCCTGTACCTCACTCTTCTGAGATTTTTATCTTTGACAAACAAGTTTTTTTTATCGAACTAGTATGAATAAAAAATTATTGAACCAACATGATAAAAAGATAATAAAAATAATTATTTTTTTTCTTACTTGTAAAATAAATAAATCTTTAGGAAAAAATATGTCTCAAGTTGTTGTTGATCCACGAGAACTCGTTCGTCGTGCTTTAAAATATATTGCCGAAGGTTTGATGGTTGCTATCGCTGCTCAAGTCTTACCCAAAAAGAAACTTGATTTAGAAGAAGTTGTTATGTTAGCATGTGTCGCCGCTGCCACATTCGCTCTCTTAGATATGTTTGGTGGTGATCAAGTCGCCATGGCTACACGTCAAGGTGTTGGTTTCGGTTTAGGTGCTAATTTAGTTGGATTTCCTGCTAAATAAATTTGATATTATAATGTAGATATATCAGTTTCAAATTCTTGTAAAATAGTATCTGATAAATTACTGATATGTGTATCAATTTCTTTTTTAATGTCAACTGACAATTTTTTAAATTTTGATTGAAAATCAAAATCTTTTACTAGTTTTTTGTGTTTTTTATGGTAATCTAGAAGTTCAATATTTTCTTTTTTAAGTTCTTTAATTCTTTCTTTTAATTCATATTCAGTTTTTCCAAGTGAATCTAATTGTTCAAGTTTGTCTTTTAATTGTTTTTCAACTTCAATAATGTTTTCCTGAAGTATTAATAGATTATTTTCAAATGTTTCATTTTGATTTAATTCCAAATTTATTTTTGTTTCATCTTTAATTTTAAGTGTTCCATTTTCAATTATTTCTAAATTTTCAGATGATTTCAATTCCATACAATTATTTTTAATATAATTTATTATTTTCAATTGATTGAGTTCTTTTTTATCATTATAAACTAGTAAATTTGATAATTGAAATAAATGTTTTAAAACAAAATTATCTTCATCAACTTCAGTTAAATAAATAACACGATAATAATATCTATTTTTTCCTTTGAAATATGGAATATTAGAACTATCCAAATCTGGATATGACATAATTAAATATTCCAAACAAAAATCTGATTCTACCGATGAATCTTCACGTGAATTAAAATAAAGATATTTACTAAAATCACTTTTTGATGTTAAATTTTCCCATGATGTCCTAGGATTTGCTCCTCCAAAAGCCGAATATATTTTTAAAAAAGCTGTACTTGTGAAAATTATATATAATCTATCATCAATTGTTAAAAAAAGATAATTCAGAGGGTCTTTACATGGTAATATAAAATCATGCGAGTTTCTTTTTATTTCTCCCGCTAAATAAATCTTTAATAATTGATTTTTACGTATTGATAAATTAACTAACATTTCTTTATTTATGTCTTTATTATTTTTGTCTTTATTCAATTCTTATATTTTAATTAAATTTAGATTGATGCGTTATTTACTTTTTATTTTTTTCACATTTTTGAATAAATTATTATTTTAATAAATGGAAGAAGCTAATCTAAATATTTTAACCGATACTAAAAAAGAATATAGTCAACAATTGATTAATATTTTACGTCCAAATTTATATAATGGGATACAACGAATTTATAAGGAAGCCAAAAATGATTGTCCGGAAACTGATCTAACAAAATCACCATTGGAAACATTCCAAGATTATTTAACACGTGTTCCTCAATGGAGTCAATCCATTATTGATGATGAATATGAACACATTCTTAATCGTTCTGGTTGTGATTATCTAGAAGAATTAATAACCGCTGTTTTCCTCAGTTATACTAGAATATTAACTGTTATTAACACAAACAAACGGAATAAAAAAATACCATTAAAAATACCAAAACCAAGTCATTTTATTCATAAATGTTATATTGATATTGCTAGGGAATTTTGGAAATTACCAATGTTATTTGATGATGCTTGTTCTCAATATCAAAGACAAAAAAATATGAGAGAAGCAGAATTAATAATCGCCGAATCAATTGAGGAAACAATACGAAAACAATTACCAGTAAAACATATTCTTCAAGAATATTTAGGTGAAGATATGAAAGATGAAGATTCGAATGAAAATATTACACAACCATTATCAAGTAATTATCAAGATTATTTACGTAAAATAGTAAAAAAAGAAGTTGAAAGTTATTCATCATTAAATAAAGAAATTACAGAAGATGATATAGATAATAAAATAATAGAATTAGCGAATAATATTACGGAAGAATTAAAAGAGAATATAGAAGCCAGTCTTTGGATGACAAGAAAAATGAATGAAGAAAAAATAGAAAAACCAATAGAAAAAATTAAAATAGAAAAAAAGACAGGGACAATTTTAATTGAAAGTAATACGAATAATAAATTTGAAAAATTTATACAAGGTATTCGTTTAAAACAATATATGAATGATTTAGTTGAATTATTAATTCAAGAAAATTCTCAAATTGCTAATAATAAACTTATTATTGAAGAAGTTGAACGCGGATTTAAATTAAATATTG